GTCAATGTTTTGTTTGCATAAAAAATCTGTTTCTCATTTGCGATTGGTGTTGCTATGTCTTGCATTGCTTCACGTCTGTTGTGTAATCGCATTGCGTCTTTGTTTGCTTTGTATCTGCTGCCTCTTGCGCTGTTACAGGGTTGGCATGCTGGGACAAGGTTGTCTAAGTCGTGGCTTCCGCCTCTGTCTAGCTCGATTAGGTGGTCTGCTGTGGTGGCTGGCCTGCGTTGGCACCATGCACACGGGGGTTTGTCTGCGAGTAGTACGCCCCTGTTTTTTATATATGCTGGGTCTGCGTAGGGTCTCATAGGGCCTGCCGCGCTTCGCTTGGCCTAGCGCCTCGCTGTCGCTCGTTGCTTACAGTCTGTGCAGGTAGGTCGCTGAGTTGAGTTCGGTCTGTCATGTTGTGTTTTTGTTTCTGTTTGTTGTTGTAAGCCTAGGTCAAATGCGCAATGCCCCCGGTACCCACTCCGTCTGATTGTCGCTCAGTTCGCACTAGCCCTAGCCCACTTGTTTTTGTGCAGGGTCTTTACACGCCTGTCTAACGGGCTAACTAACCGCTGTTAACGGCTGAGGTTTTACACCTGCAAACGGTCACGCTGCCGTTAAGCACCAATGCAATTGGCTTACTTAAGTTGTTGACTGTATTTCTGTAGACAGTATGTATGCACGCTTAGATAGTCGACGTATTACCCAACGCAACTTTTGTGCTACCTCAACCGTCATTGGGCCACCGTCATTAGCAGGCAGCTTTAGCACAAGGTCGCTTGCACGCTTTAACAGCCTTAGCACTTGGTCTAGTTCCTCGTGTGCAGTCATTGACCTGACCGCCACAACACAGCAAGCACTAATAACCCAGTCAGAGTAAACAACACAAGGCCTGTGCGTTTCATGCTGTCAACGCCTTTATCAAAGCTGACGCTTGGCTACTTGTCAGCCTGCCAACGCTCTCGTAACTATCGCCAACAACGCTAATGATAAACGCTTTCGTGTCTGCCATGCTCAAGCCCTTCTGGTTTATCAGAGTGTTTATGTAATTCTGTTGCTTTGTGCTTGCTAGCCCAGTCTTGTTAATCGGCACAACATTTTGGTTAGCGTCTGCAGGCCAAGGGTCGGGCGCTGTGCTGGTTTGCACCTTTAGCATTTCTTCGCGTGACGGGCGTTTTGTGTAATCGCTGCCTGCCAACCCTGCGTTAGCCAATGCTCGACCAATGGCGCTTGTTTCGCAATTCTCAAAATGGCTAGTGCGGTTCACATGGCCTTCGCCGCGTGTCTCCTCAGCCCACCCGGTGCTAGTAAGCACGTCGCCATGCCATAGCTCAGCCTTAAACACGCAACGCGCATCTGTGTACTGCATTAAATGTGTAATCACACGTTTGGGGGCTTGGCTGGGTATCTCCAGCCAGCGTGACAAACGGGCGGCTACTGGCTCGTAATCGTCAAGGTTAAACGCCATAGGCAGCCCACACAGTCAAGCGTTGTGCGTGGTCATGCAGGCCGCCGCGCTTGGCGTGGCTAATTGTGCCTGTGTTACGAATAATGTTTTGGCGCACAGCTGCGTTTAGTCGACCTGCCAACCCTTTTGTCACCTGAAACGTTGGCCCTAGGTGCTGCCAAATGTCATCAGCTGTAAACAGGCCTTTTGTGCGTGCCACATGCACAATGGCTGCGTCTACTTGGCGTTGCTGCTCTCCTGACCATTTTAGGTTGCTGACACGCTCACTAATTTGCATGGCTTTCACAAATGGTGTTGCTGGCTGTTGTGCTAATTCCTCACGGTATGCGCCTAAGCCAATGACCGGGGCAAACATTTCTGGTTGCTGGTGGTTCACAGTTGGCCGCCTAATTCCTCAACGGCTTGCGTTAGCACGTCTGCTTCGTGGTCTTGCCCGGCTAGCTGTGCGTCAATACGCATGTTTTTAAGTTGCCTAACTAGCCACGTTTCTTTTTCTAACGGTGGCGTAGCCGTAATTTTGGGTGTCGCAAAAATTTCATCTATTAACGCAAACATTGCGTTGTGATGTTTAATCATTGCTTCCGTGTCTCTGTCTATTTCTGCCATTGTTCTGCCTTTCGTGTTGGTGATAGTAGCCGATAGGTGTTCGGGTCAGTAGGTAGACCATGCTTTCCAGCCGCTGTCTTGCCAGATTGCTAAAGCGGCCTGCAGGTTGACGGTTGCGCTGTACAGGTCGTCACAAGTCGACGCAAGGCCTTGGGCTTGTAGCCAGCCGATAGGCCAATGAGTGTTAGGTATGCACCAAAAGCCGTTTATTTGCATAATGCCGTAGCTGCCGCCGTTTGGGTCGGTTGCGTTGTGCGCCCAAGGCTTGCAAGCGCTCTCAGCGTTAGCTACCCGGCGCAATGTGTCAAGCTCGCTGGCAGGCCAGCCAAGTGACCCGGCAAGGCTCACCACGTCATCACAGTTGGCAATGGTAGTTATGGTGGTTGTGGTCGTTTCTAAGGCCTCTGGGGGCTGTTCTAAGCCTTCATAAACGGTGTTTGCGCTGCTGGGGCTGGGTATCGGTTTAGGGTCGTAAAACCCTACGTTTGCACCAGATACCACAAATAGGCCCCACACGCCAAAAAGGCCTGCAGCAAGCTTGCTTAATAGGTACGCCATTAGTAACCCCGTTTCTGTCGGTAACTAAACCGTACCGACGCTCTACACCGTTGTGGTGGATACCCCAAACACCTGCACAAATGCTGCCGTAACAGCCTTTGGGTCATTTGCAAGCTCTGGTGCTATCTCAACATGCCACCAATCGCCGCCTGGCGCACCTGTAAACGTTTTAATTGCAGCCTTGCGCCATGCCTCAGCATGGTTAGGCAATGCGTGTGCGCCGTCAACAGCACGGTCACAACGCCATGACCTGCCAAACGGCTCAGGCCAATAATCAATAACAAGCTGTACGCCCAGCACGTCATAGTTGTCTAACACTTGTTTCATAAATTCTAGCGAGCGCACACGCCCGTTTGATACGCCACGTTTACTGGCTGGCATAAACCTGTAAGACAAGTCAGCTGCTAAGCCGCGTGCATGGTTGCTTACCTGACCGGGCTTGCCGCGAATGTCGCGCTTTACGTATGTGCCGTTATTCCACAATGCGCCGCCGCTGTATTGTGCCGCGCACCGTACCCACTCAGTTATGCCGGGTAGCGCTGCCTCAACTACGGGCGCTGCGTTGACCGTGTACGGCTTAGCCACTATTTAGGTTTGTCTTTCATGCCGTTGCTGGCAACTATGCCTGCCAATGTGCCAGACAAAAACGTGACAATAGTTGCCATAAGGCTAATAAATTCTTTGTCGTTAGGTGCTTGTTCCATAGGTTGCGACACAAATAGCAGGCCGTACACAAAACCAATCACAACAACGCTGAACACGACGCCTAGTAGTACGCCTACGGTTGCGACCATGCGTGCATGTAGTTGTTCAGCTGTGTAGCGCTCTTTCATGTCAACACCTGTCTACGGGTGTGCAATACGTTGGGCGTGTGTTTGTTTTGCTGTTGTTGCTGCGTGTTGTTTCGCACGCTGTCAAGGTAAGTAGCGCCACGATTGCAACCCATTTCATTACGCCTCAACGGGTGGTGGTGGTGTAAATGTGTTGGTGGCTGGGTCGTAGGTGTAGCCAACGCCTACGGTCAACGGTTCTGGGCCTAGGTCGTGCCATTCGCCGTCAAGGTTGGCTATTGCCCATTCGTAGTCGCCGACAATGATTTCGTCAACGACGTTGTTGGCTAGTTGTGCTACATAGTTTTTCATACCTTAAACCTCACATAAACTACGCCGTCAGCGCCTGCACCGCCTTGTGTCGCCGCACCTCCACCACCACCGCACCCAAAGTTTGCAGCTGTTGCGTTAGAACCTTGCGCCGCTGATGAGCCACCATTTCCTCCCGTTGAGTTGCCTGCCGTGCCACCTGTGCCTGCGACTGAGCCACCGCCGCCACCTGCACCATGAAATAACGCTGAACCGTTAGCAATAAACGTGTCTACGTCTGTGCCTGTGCCGCCGTTGCCTGCTGTGTTGCCGGAGTTGTTTTGCCCGACCTGCGTCGAACCCCCACCGCCACCTCCAGCAAGGTTGGTCGTATCGCCGCCGTTTCCGCCGTTATTTGCGTTGAGTGAAATTAAGGTCAAGTTCGTTTGAGTGTTCATAGCACCGCCGCCGCTACCAGCCGCCGACAATTGCACGTTGTCGGTGCTGCTGCCGCCGCCGCCGCCGCCTGCGACTACTTGCGAAACTGCAGAATAGGTGCCGCGATTACCTGCCGTGTTTGCGTTAGTTTGCGCTGCACCTTTTGCGCCAATTGTGACCGTTGCATTGGCTGCGAGGTAGATGGTTTGTTGCATTACTGCACCGCCGCCACCACCACCGCTACCGACAGTCGTAGTGCTACGCCGCGCGCCCGATCCTCCGGCCCCGACCACTAAGACATCAAACAATCCCGTTTTCGTCACCGTCAAAGTACCCGACGAAGTGAACTTCAGCAGCGTGTAGGCGACACCGCCGACCGTGATACTGCTCGGCGTGCCACCTGTTGCAACACCGTAACCTATGCCACCACTAGGAAAAAAAGTTGCAGCGCTAGCACTAAGGAAAACAAGCGTGCCACCCCCGTATTGCGCCAATGCTAAAGACCCCGATGTAGTAACAGTTGCTGTGCCAGCCGTAATCGTGCAAGTACCTGCACCCTTGTTGGCAATAAAAACGGTGTCACCCGTAGTAAAAATGCCTGTGTTGACCGTGATTGTGGTTGCGCCTGCAGCGTTCATAATGACGCGCTTACCTGCGTCACCGACAACCAAAACGTAATTTGCTGTTTTATCCTCAATCGGCAAATTGGTTATGTCGTTAAGTTTTTGCGCCGTAAGCACGGTTCCAGCGACAAACGGAAATGGCGTAGTCATAATTCTTAGCCTAGGACATTTTCAGCGTCAATAATGCCATAGGTTGCGTCATCTAAAATCAGCTCGTAGACAATGGTGGTGGGGGCTGTAAAGAATGTGACCCGGTGGCCGCTGGCAAAATCTATGGCATGCTCGACACCCTCTACCGATAGCTCTTGGGCTAACTGGCTAGTACTTGTGCCAGACGTAAACGTCTTTTCTATGGTGATTGTGTCACCTATGTCAACTATGGCTACCGCGTCACGCTCAGCGCTAGACAGGCTGGCAAAATAGGTGCCAACGTCTGTGTACCGGGCCTCAGGCTCACCATTAAGCAGGTAGGCCGCTGCGTCATCTATCTGGCCTTGCACATGCAACAAGCTGTTAGTAATGCTGGTCGTTTGCGTAAAGTACGTCGCAATGCTTGCTGGGTCGCTGTCGGTAGCCGTCTTGTCATCTAAGGCCGTTACCACCGCCCGGTTGACTACTTGGTCAGCCTCAAAAGTTATGCCAACGGTGTCATACGGTGTGTTTGTGCCGTCATCATGGAAGTCGACTACGGGCGCGCTAAGCGTGCTACCTATCCTGTTTTGGAAGGTTAGTACGCCGTCACGCGACATAAAGAGCCGCCCAAATTCGGCTGTGTCGTTAATTTGCGACAAGTACGCCAATACGTTTGTACCTGCAGGCACGGTGTATGCAGCATCATGGCCTAGGTCTACTGTGCCTGTGGCAATGTTTGTCGGCTCTGTGTAGTCGACTTCGGGCAGGGCTAGCACGGTGGTTATGCGTTCGCCTGACGTTTCTGGCGTAACGTTCAGTTCGTCTAAGAAAGTTTGAGCCAGTAAATAAAACTGGTCAGCGCAATACACCGAAACGGTGTTGAGGCCGCCCAACGTAAATGCGTAATCATAATTAACTATGTACCCGATAAATAGCGGCTCTGCAACGTTGAGCGCGTCATAACGGCTTAGGCGTACCTCACGCATAGGCGCTAAACCCGGTTGACTTAGCGCCGTGTCGTAATACGGTGATTGTGTATCAAACGGGTTAAATACGCCGTCAGCCAACGTGTCGTTAAGAGTAAACGTCATTGTGCCTGCACTAAATTGGTCGCCCACGTCTTGTCGACCTCGTTTAACGTTTACGTTAAGCACCCCGTCTGTAACGTCAGCAAATTCAGTTGTGCCGTCTAAAACGTACTCTGTGTTATTTAATACGCCTGCCGTGCTGTCATCTAAAATAAACGCGTCTTGCAAAAAACCTGTGTCAATCAGCAGCTCGTAGTTGCCTGCCTGTATTACTGCTGTGCCGGGCATTAGGCAACCGCTATGTTTGCCGGGCCTGCACTTCGGTTGTAAGCCCTAATTGCGTTAACCACAGCCTGCCCTATTTCGGCGCTGGTAGCTAGGCCGCCCATCACGTTTACGGTTATGCCACCACCGCCGCCGCCTAGTCGATTAAGCGGAATAACAGCCTCTGGCCCTGCCTCGCCAATCATGGCAAGCGTTGGGCCAGTCACAATGCCGCCATCTGCAAGGCCGGGTATGCCTTTAATTGCGCCACTAACAAAACCGCCCAATGAGCCTAAACCGGGTATTTTGCCTAACGCGCTTACCAGTTGGCCTATTAACCCCAACAGTATTTTTATCGGGTTAATTAAAAAGAAATCAAAAACAGCGCCAACAATTTTGAGTGCGTCAGTAACTGCCCCAAAACGTGTCTCTAAAATAACAAAAGCTGCTACCAGCGCGGCAATGGCAACGGCTGCTAAACCAATTGGGTTAGCACTTAACACAAAATTAAACAACGCTTGCGCCGCTGTAACTATTACTAATGTTGCTTTGTAAACTTTTAGCGCTGTGTTAACAATAAGAATTGCAGCACTAAGGCCGCCGATTGCGCCAGCAAATACTAAAAACAACTCTGTGTTTTCTTGCGCCCAATACGCCAATGGAATTAACAAATCTAATAATTTTTGCACTACAGGTAAAAACGCTGTTCCAATGCTTTCTTTTACTTCGTCCATTTGTATTTTTAGGTTTGCCATTTGCCCAGCTGCCGTGTTGGCTGCGTCTGCAGCTGCACCGCCCGTAGTTGCTGCTAATGCTTGCATTACCTCATCAAACGATTGCCCGTCTGCAATTAGTGGTATTAATGACGCATCTAAGGCTTTAAGGCCTTTCATGTTGCCGTTGTAAGCCTTGCTTAATGCGTCTGTAACGGTGCCTAGGTCTTTGCCTGTGCTGGCGCTAATGTCTAAGGCCTGTTGCAACAATTCTTGGCTAAACGTCAAATCACCTGTTGATTGCACCAAGGTTGCCAATGCAGGGCGTAAAGCGTCATCAGCCGTTGCAGTAGCCCGGCTAAGGCTGCTAATAAACTTTTCGTTAACGTCTATTGCGTTTTGCGTTGCGTCAAGTGTTGACCGTTTAATTACACCTGCTAATTGTTCTTGCGCGGCTGCATCTTCCATTGCTGCCTTGGTTGCCATACCTAACCCGGCTGCTAGGCCTGCGATTGCTGCAGCTGCAGGCAACGCTGCTTTTTGTATCGCAAAACCTGCTTTAGCGCCAGCACCCTCTAACGAATTAAATTCTTTAACTGCTTTGTCAATGCCCTTGCTGTCAAACTCTGAAATAATCGGGATTAAAATGCCCATCAGATTACTCGCTTGCCGACAGCTGCCATAAGGTCGTTAACTACTTCTTGCATGTTTTCTGTGACGTTGGCGCTGTTTTTGTCATACGTAGGCCACATGACGCGCGACGGTTGCCCAAACAATGCGGTTAACGCGTCAGCAAAACGGCTGCCCTGCGCGCTACCGCCGCCACCCTTGCCTGCCATGTCAATAATTGCAGCTGCAGGGTTTTTCTGAATGATGCTAATAACAGACGTAGATTTTTTGCTTGTGTTTACTTTAAGCGTTACGCCTCGACGTGCAGCGGCTTGGTCGTAAGGGAATAATTGGCGGCCTCGCTGTTGCCAGTTGCGTGCCATGCCAGACAATAAACGTGCCGGGTATTGCGCCTTCATTGCGTCTGTTGCAGGTTTAACTACGTTTTTGGCGCGTGCGTTAATTAGCTTGCGTAGCTCAGGGTCAATGTCGCGCAATTCTTTAAGCGCCTTTTTGACACCAAACACGCCTACTGATGTGCTTGTTGTCATTGTTTGGCCGCCTTGTTTAGGACTACTACCACAGTAGCCAAGTCTTTTGCCTCAAACGGGATTGCTGGCGGCCACCACCCTGTTGCTACCAAAACCTCTGCTAGTTGGCGGCGGTAGCTGCCGCGCCCGTAGGGTTTGGGTCTGTTTGGTCTACGGCCTCAATTTCCATGTCAGGGTTTTGTTTTAGCCACTCTTGCGCGGTGGCCTGCGGCATAGCGCGGCCTGATTGCTTAAACATAAAAAACGCCCACGACACCATGTCACCCATACCAATGCCACGCCCGTCAGTTACCTTGCGGTTTTCTGTGCGTTCCCACTCAGTAATGCACAACAGGTTTGTTAGCACCTCGATTGGCTCGCTGCCGGGTGAAACGGTTACACGTAGTTTAATTTTCATAATGCCTTTCTGTCTATTTAGTTTTAGGTCTTAGTTATGGGGTTACGTCTGCTGAGTAAACGCCGCCCTGAAAGATAATGTCTACGGTTTGTAGCTCGCCAAGGCTGGCGTTAATAACTGGCAATTCAGCAAGCAGCGCCCCGGTCAAAGTAAAGCCGGGGTTTGTTGAGCTGTCTGCTCCGCTGGTCGGTTTAACAACAATGTTTGTGGTAGTGCCTACCAGCGGTGCAAGTGTTGCATACGTTTCTGCTGCGGCATAAGTCAACAGCAATGTCACGGTTGCTTCATGGTCGCCCAACCCTTTTACGTAGCTGCGGTCTGTCTGCCCAAACGTAGTGTTGTCAAGCGGCTCAAAACGCTGAATAACGCTCGCCGCCGTGCAAAACCCCGTAAGCGCAACGGCGTTAATAGTTACGACTGGGTTAGATAGATACTGACTCGTTGCCATGTTGTTACTCCTCTGGTGCTGTGTTTACTTTACGACTCTTAGACGGTTTTGCGGTGGATACTGCTACCGCCACAATAAAACCGCCTGTTACTAAGGCCTCAACATTTATGCCTTGTTTAGGCACAAACACGCTGCCGGGTACGCCAACTAGGTTACTAACCACGCGGTACTCGACGTGGTGGCTCATGTGGTTGACACTCTCATTTCTACGGTCAGCTCGTAGGCAGGCAGCATTACGCCACCTATTTCTAGTGTCGTTGGCCTGCCGTCTGTAACAGCCACATTTTTAGACAGGATTAGCGCCGACAGGTTAAGCAAACTGCGCATTGCGTCAAGGTTGCTAGGGCCTAGGGTGACAATCTGTAACGGGTAGGTCATGCGTACCGCGTTAAATGTAAACGCCGTAAATGACGGTGCGCCCAGCAGCACACAGGGCGGCACAAGGTTACGGGGGTCTGTTACCACCTGCAGGCCTGTAACGGTTGTTAGCGTGGCTGCTAAATCGTCTAACGCCTCGTTAAACAGGTCTGTGTAAGCAACAGGCATTAGGCAACCTGTGGGCGGTCAATACCTAACAACTGTTTAATCATTGGCGACATACCAACTGTAGGCGCTGTACCCATTTCGTTAAAGCTCGCAAACGTGTCAATGCTGCCCCTAGCCCGATAGTAAGCGCCGCCCAACATAATTGTGCCTAACGTTACGTCGCCGCTTGGTGACGTTGTGGCGCTGTCAAAGTACCCAGCCTCATACCTACGCCTAAACGCAAATTGATTTGCTGCCGACGCGCAAGTTGTCAAAAAGGCGGTGTCAAGTGCGCTTGCCGTGCCTATGCCTAGCCAGTCCTCAATTTGTGCTGCCGTAACCCAAGTGCAGGTAACGGTAAACGTAATTGTGCCTGTGGCAGCGGTGCGGTCTACGTCTGAGCCTGCAACGGCAAACAACACCTGATTAGCGACGGGTACGTCGACGTTGTAAAGCAAATTGCCTTCGCCGTCTAAGCCAACGTATTCGTACTGTGGCAATGCGTACACAGTAAACGTGCCGTTAAACGGTGCGCCTACGGTTGCAACAGTAATTGAGCGCCCAACCTCTATCTCGTTAGGTGTCAACGTTTGTAGCACGGCGTAGCCGTCTATTAGTTGCTTAAACGTAACCGTGTAGACGGCCATAGTTAGGCCTTCCTTGGCTTAGGCAATAGCGATTGACTTGACCATTGAGCTGTAAGGAATAAAGGTTGCAACGTAGCCGTAGTAGCTAAACGTGCGGCCCAAGGTTCCCGGCACCTCAACTGATTGCAACCCTCGCACTTGCTCGTAAAACTCAATGCCTACGCCGCGTGCCACAACAAGGGTGTTATCAGCAAATGCACGGTCTGCAACAAGGTTTAGCCCAAACGGGTTAAACGTGTTTGCAACGGTCACGTTTGCTGTGCCAATGCCGTTTACGCCCATAAGTCCAGCGGCACCCGTGTAAGGGAATACTGGGCGCTTGTCACCGTCAAGCTGACTGCCCAACTTTTTCCAAACGTCTGGCGACACAAACACATGGTCTGGCAGGAAGTTTGTTGCGCTCAAAATGTCGGTTGCTGCGTCATAGATAGCAGCAATAAGCGTGCTTGGGTCGTTAGCGGTAACAGTCCATGTCGAACCTGATGCGCTTGCACCAGTTGTGATGCGACTGCAGGCAAGCGCGTCACTTTGCAACATGTATTGGCCTACCAAGTCCTGCAAGATAATTTCCAATGCGGCTGGTGACGTGAAGTCAATGTCTTGCACCGACAAAGTTACTTGCCCGGCAAGCGTGGTTTTGGTAACTACGTTTGATGCAATTACGGGCGTGGTTGCGCTAACTGCCGTAAGTTCCGTTGACTGTGTTGCAACGCTTGGGTGCGTAGTCCATGTTGGGCGAACAAACGTTTTTTGGTTGCCGCCGTCTGGCATTGCGCGTGCGCCGATTGCTGACACAACAGGCCTCTGGTATCCAAGGTTCGCCATGAGAGGTCCGAGCACGGGAACTGGCAACAAGCCAGCAGTATCGGTGGTAAGCACGTCACCTGCAGCAGCTTGCAATGCGGTTTGCTTGCTAGCAACAAAATCTTTTACTGCAGCTTGCACGTTGCGGAAACTTTCGCCGCCAATGTGATAGGCCGCCATGTATTCGCCTGCGGTTGGCAGGTCAAATCGGCGCTTAGGTTGCGCTGGCAATGCCGGGGTCGGAATTGTTGCCTCGATTGCAATGCTGGTTTCGGTTGACATGTTGGTTTTCTCCTCTGTGGTCACAGGTTCATTATGGCTTACGGGTTGAGTGTTTTGGGGGATACTTGCGGCTACGTCTGTAATGTTGGCTGCGTCACCAAAAGCGCCGATAGGCACTAGCGACAATTCAAGCCAGTCAGCGGCCTCAACAATCATGCGTTCTTTCTCGTCGTAGCTGAATTTGGTGGGGTTTACGCCTACAGATACTTGGTCAATTGTGCCGTCTAGGGCCATAATTAGCGCGTCATTGCCAAGGGTTGTGGCACTAATTTTGGCGGTAAACATCATGCCTTGTTCGGTGTCTACGCGTTCGGTTACTACGCCTACGGGTTGGCTGTGGTCGTGGTACATAAACAGCCGGGGGGCTTTGCCGTCGACTGGCAGGCTGCCGGGCATAAACATAATTTCGCTGCCGTCTGACACGGTGGCAAACACGTTGTACGGTACGGCTACGCCTGAAATCATGCGTTTGCCTTCGCCGTTGGCCGCTGTTTTATCAACAGTAAACTCGCCTGCAATAAATTTAATCATGGTTGCCTACCTTGTTGCTAGTTGCTCTTGTGTGTTTTCTTGTGGTTCGTCGGCTTGGTCAGCTGCGTAGTTTTCGGCTAGGTATCCTTCTGCGTCAAACTCTACATAAGTGCCGCTTGGCAAAATGTTGTTTAATGACAGCGTTTGGGCAATTGCCTCTGCGTACATTTTTACACCAAAGATGTACAGGTCGGCACGGGCCTGTTGCGCTGACTGGTAAGAGTACGCGCCCGTCGCAACACCGACTAAGTACGGTGGCACGTTGGCTAGTCGCGCGCACTCTAAAGACTGGTATTGGCTTGACTCAATTAAAAGCATTTTGTCTGGGCTGGTCAATGTCTCTTGGTAGTTCAGGTATTCGTTTAGGGCAGCGGTTTGGTTTGTGGCGCGTGCTGCATTAAACGACGCTGCTAAATCGGCTAGCTCTTGTGCGCTTAACGGTTCGCCGCCCGTTTGTTTAAGTATCCCGGCAGGAATAGCGCTCGACGCATTGCGGTTGCGTGCAGCCTCAAGTTTCAGCGCCGTTTCTATTGCGCTAGGTGCGGCATAAATTAGGCCTTGCGCTGGGCTAAGGAATTGCACTAGGTCTTTGGGGTCTAGTTGCCCGCCGTTAAAATAAACTTGTTGCGACGGTGCGAACCATACTGGGCCAACCATGTCAGTAGTCGTAACTGACCCTGCTGGCAAACGAGTGAACGCTGCAGGATAGCCATCAGCTGTCCTAGCGGTCACATACCAAAAAGCCCGACCGAAAAACAAAAGGTCATCAAATGTCCATGACATAAGAAATTGATACGGCACCGTTGGGTCGGGTCGACGTAGCCAAGTGCGTGGCGCTAGCGGTACCTTTTCCATTTCGTCACCATTCCAAATTTCGTTGTACATTTTTAGTGGCATGCAACCAATGACGCTTGCCATTAGGTCACGCGCCCTGTTAATTGTTGGCACGGATACTGCACGGTTGCGCGCGTCACCCTCTTGGTAGGTGTAGTACTGCCCAATCATGGCTGCACCTAACCCGGCGCTGTTAGGCGAGTAGCCGCCAGCTGCAGCGGCTTTGGTTGGCGTAGGACTAATTGCAGCCTTGGTGACGCGGTTAAATAAACCCATGCGTTAAGTATTACCTACGCCAGCGGTGTAGTAGTGGCATAGGCGCTGGCTTGCCCGACAGAATGGGTTTGTTTACGCCTATGCCACCGTTTGACAGGCTAGTTAACTGGCTATGCCGAACGCTGGTTTGCCTTGCGCTTTTGGTTTACTTGCTAACGCTGTTGCCCATACCGCGCACCGTGCCAGCTCAATAGGGCCGGGTGAGCGTTGCGACGATAACGCAATGCTGTTTTGTGACCGTACTGCTACAGCCCGTTGCATGTGTTCAGCCAGCATCGTTTCGCCGCTGTGTACGACCATGCCCTGCCTAATTAGTTGCCTAACGGGGTCTGTCCATTTGACCATTTCGCCGTAGCCAACTACCTGCCTGCGACGTTCTAACGCGGTAGGCCAATGCAGGTCAATAGACGGGGTGACAGCAAACGCAATGTTTGGTTGGTCTATGTAGGGCTGCGCGGCCTGCAACATTTCGGCGTATGTGCCAACAACAAATGCAACGGTTAGGCAGGTGCGCCCGTCGGGTAGCGGCACGGCCCGTAGCCCAAAGTATCGGCTTTCGTCAACGCTGTTTTCTATGGCAAGTACACCGCCTGCAGGTACGGGTTCTAGCCACTCAAGGGCAGGCCATGTGCCGGGCTGCAGCCAGCCTTGGTCGCTGGCTACCCAAACGTTTACTGACGCGCGTAGGAATTGTGCGCGGTCAGGGTTTTGGGCTTCGGCTGCAATTGTTTCTGGGGTAAGCGTGTGGCTTAGTGCTGGGTTGCCCCAACCCCATGCCGCTGGGGTCATTGGGTCTAGGTCGGGTGGCGGTGACCACTCTGCAAAGTAGTACGGGGTTGGCGTGTTTTCGTCTATTGCCCGTAGGCCTTGCTCACGCCATTTCAGCATTGCTCGACTACGTTCCGTGCCTGCCGTTGACCACATAGACAACAACGGGTTACGTTTGGCGCGTTGCGACGGGATTAGGCCGCCGTCAATTACCTCGCTAGAGATGTCCCAAATTTCGTCTGCCACAATCAGGTTTGGTGACATGCCGTGACCGACTGACGGCCCGGCAGCCCTAACTATCCATTTGGTGCCGTCAGGCATAACCAGCTGGTTGCGCCCGTAAGTGTTCATGGTTGTTGCCCCGAAACGGTTTTGCAGGATTGGTGCTAATTCCTCAAACAGCATGACCGCTAAATCAAGCCTGTGCGCCGTAGATAACACCAACTGCCGTTCGCGCCGTATCTTAGGCATCTCAGCCAACCAAAAACCAACCAATGCCATAAGCGCAACGGTCTTACCGTTTTGCCGGGCAGTCGACGTAAGACTATTACGGTGCAAAAGGTTTAGGTCAGCGTCATGCGCAAGCTGATTGGTCAACGTGTGCAGCTGCCAAGGCATTAAATCTAATTGCAACACCTCTAAAGCCCAGCCCCCCAGCTCAGCACCAAATGACCCGGCATGCTCAGCCACAGGCGTTTCTAATCGGGGCAGGTCGTGGCCAGTTGCCGCCAGTTCAGGCTGGTCATGGCTAAACGAGAGAGAGTTGAT